GTATCTGCGTGTGGTTTGCCAGAGCCTCCCCGTGCTTTCAACAGGTCTGCTTCCTCTTGGTTGATATACGCAAGCATGTGACCGGGCGGGGCTTTCTTTTGCAAGAGCCGAGCAATTTGACGGACATCGCCGCCAACACCAGTAAGTTTTCTGACTGCTGATACCATGATTAGATTCCTAGCGCGTCTTTTAGACGCAGTGATTCTTCATTCCACACGTTTTTACGTTTCTTCCCTGTTGACGGGTCTTCTATCTCGCCAGCCCCCCGGTAAGGGGCTATGCTCAATGCTTCTGCCAAAACACTTGGTGGTCTAGGAGGTGGCCTAACCGTTGGTTTTGGCGGCGTAACAGTAGTAAGTATCTTAATTGTAGGACTGTACTTTACAGTTGGACTAGTGTCTACAGTTGGACTAGGACTTACGCTAATTTCTACCGTAGGACTTACTGTTGGACTTACTGTTGGACTAGCAGTTACCGTAACAGTTGGAAGCGTAGGGGATGTAGTTACGGTAGGAGTTACGGTTGGAGTTACGGTTGGACTTGCGGTGACCGTAACCGTAACAAATGCAGTGCTAGTAGGACTAACAGTCACAGTAGGACTTGCAGTCACTGTAACTTCATTTAATATCTGTTCAATAATAGCTGCTGTGACATCTATTGTTGGGCTTACAGAACCAGTGACCGTCACTGTCTGAAGCGAAGTAGGAGTTACTGTAGGACTTACAGAACCAGTAACTGTTACTGTCTGAAGCGAAGTAGGAGTTACTGTAGGACTTACAGAACCAGTAACTGTTACTGTCTGAAGCGAAGTAGGAGTTACTGTAGGACTTACAGAACCAGTAACTGTTACTGACTGAAGCGAAGTAGGAGTTACTGTAGGACTGACAGAAGCCGTAACAGTAACCTCATTTAATATTTGTTCAATGATAGCCTGAGTAACATTTGTGGCTGCAACCGTAACACTTGCAAGAACATCTGTAATGGTAGGACTTACAGAAACAGTAGGACTAGCAGTTACTGTAACTTCTGCTAATTTAGTGGCTAGAGTTGCAGCAACAGTTGGACTAACTGTGACAGTTGGACTTGCCGTAACCGTAACTTGGTTAAGTATCTGTTCAATGATAGCCTGAGTAACATTTGTTGCAACAACACTTACAGATTCAAAAACAGTAGGGCTTACTGTTGGACTTACTGTTGGGATAACAGAACCAGTAACAGTTACTTCATTTAATATTTGTTCAATGATGGCTTGAGTAACGTTGACTGCTGGACTTACAGTTGCTTCTATTACAGGACTGACCGTAACTGTTGGACTTGCCGTAACAGTTATTTCTTGTAATACGTTAGGGCTTGCAGTAACACTGACAATAGGGCTAACACTTACAACGGGACTTGGAGTAACTGTAGGATTAATTAGATTAAGAATTTGCTGAGTAACGTTCTGAGTAGCAGCAACAGTTACCGTTTGCAACGTGGCTTTAACCATGAGTGCATCGTACTCAGCTTGAATTTCAGCATCAGTAATCTCAGCGGCTGGTGATACTGCTGTAGTTACTGATGTAGTAGATGCTGCAACTGCTGCTTTGTATGCGTTGTTATTTTCTATGTATTTGGCATAGGCTGCAGCGTACTCCGCAGAGTTTGGGTCAGCAGCATATAACCTTTGAAGATTTTCGTATTCATTTCTAAGAGAAATGTGATTGGCAACAAGGTATTGCCGTTGCAGTTCAACATCAGTAGGAGCAACGTTAGAAGCATCAAAAGCATTTTGTGCAAGCAATGCTCTAGAGGCCTCTTCAAATCTATCAAAATCAGCTTGTGCAATAGCTTCTCGCACATCTTGTGCATGAGCTCTAGCACTTGCACTAGACAATGTATTTAGTGCAGCGGTAATAGCACCAGCACCACCACCAAGAACAGCACCGCCAGCAACAGAACCTATAAGATTTGCTGTAAGTTGATTAGCATCTGTAACAGAGCCTATGTATGCAGATTGAGCAGCAGAACTTATAAGGCCACCTGTTGCTGCTCTTGCAATGTCTTCTGCACTACCTCCATTTGCAGCAGTTCTTACAGCAGAACCAGCGGCAGAAACAATAGCATTTGTAACGTCATTGTTTCCAATAACTTGGTTTACTGCAGTAGCTACTTGTTGAGAACCAGTAGTGATAACAGTGTTAACAATAGCATTTCTTATAGCTTGTTCTAATGATGCGCCTTGTGCTACTTGCACTGCTGTGTTGGCAATAGCAGCGCCTAACGCATTAGCAAATGCACCAGCAGATACAACACCAGAAGATACAAGAGAAGCAGTAATAGCTTCACCAATACCCGGTAAAACAAAATTTAACGCTACGCCAATAAGAGGCTCAAAACCACTAAGAGCGCCACCACGTTTTTCTGTCCCAGTGTATTTGCCACTAGCATCAAAATTTACATAGGTGCTGTTGCCGGGGTCAATACGATAGCCTATAGGAGCGCCGTACTTAACTGTTAAAGATGCCCCACCTTGACCGCGAGAAATATTACCTGTTGCGTAAACAGGTTCAAACGTACCACCAAGTTGTCTTTCTAGCGCAAGTATTGATGCTGGCTTTGCAGTTTCAATTATTCCCGCCTCAAGTTCAGCCATGCTTGGCCCTGCTGGGGCTAGCGCTGTGACTACATCTGGTCTACTTCCACCCGGCATGTCAGACTCCTAGGGCAGCGGCTATCTGCTCATGTATGGAGAGGTGAACACCCAACCAATCGTAAAAGTCATCTTCCACATTCCAATCAACGTCTAACAATTGGAAAGGGTTATCAAGAATAAGGATAGAAGCCAGAGACTCATGCTCTTGGTTATGCACAAAAAGCCAATCATCAAGGTTCTCTGTGCTGGCATCTATGATGGGATACTTTGGGTAAGTAATACCCTTGTCAGTAACAATTTGATGGAAAAGACGGTGTTGAACACCGTTCTCCCACAGCATCTCCGCTAGGCCAACTTTGTCCCCAAATTTGACATAGCTGAGAGCGTCCATGTTCATTCTTTGTCTTTCCAAAACTCATCACGAATAAGGATGTAGGTTTTCACAATAGTGAAAATGATAGTAGCCCACACCATAACGTCTGATGACGTAATGTGACTTGCAACAGTCCCCACCCAGATGATAAACAAATCTAGGACAGAAGAGTTGGAGTTTTCAGTGGTTTCCATGTTAGACAGCGTAGTAAGGTATTTTTACGGTTGTACCGTTCAACAGGATAGGAATGTAGCCAGCAGGGACTAGAGGCAAGCTGGACGTTGCGAATGTTGCGGATGCGGAAGTTGTGGCAGAGATGTTTGCACCAGCAAGGGTGAGGTTGCCTATGTTTGTTACGGTAGAGCCAAGGGCAATAGCGGTATTGCCAATAGTGACACTAGAATTTTGAAGGTTAGCGTTGGTGACCGCAATCGTGACGTTGGCAGATGCCGTCAAACGTCCTTGCGCGTCTACCGTATATTGGCTAACTGTGGTTGCATTACCGTATGTACCAGCGGTAACTGCTGTGTTAGCAAGAGAAATAGTGCCGGTAGTAGTAACAGGGCCACCAGTAAGGCCAGTACCTGTGGCTACATTGGTGACAGTACCAGTGCCAGCAGCAGGGCCGTTGGCAGCAGACGTTATACGTCCTTGTGCGTCAATAGTTACGTTGGCGCTAGTGTAAGTTCCTGCTGTGACGGCGGTGTTGGCAAGCGAGATGGTTCCCGTAGTCGTGATGGGGCCACCCGTCAAGCCTGTGCCGGTTGCTACGTTAGTAACGGTTCCGCTACCGCCACCACCAGTTCCTGTCTGTACTGTTTTTAACATGGTTATAGCCCATCGCCGGGAGTGATATAAATAGCAGCCGTACTACTACCAGTTATTCCTGTGAAGTAAGCATTAGGAACAAACGAAAGAATCTCGTCTGTACCCGCTAATAATGGATAGGCAGGGCCGGTAGATGTAACAACTGCGGCATTATTAGAAGCATCACCAGATGCAACACCGTATCCTAGAAACACAGTAACAGCACCACTGTTAATAATGCGGTATTGGTTTCCACCAAGCGTAGTAGACAATGCTTGCACAGGCGAAGGAGCAGAAGTAGCAGCCGTAAAGACTACCGTGTTGCCTGTTCTAGTAAATGCGTTAGTGCTCATATTTATGCTCCAGTGTTTTCAATCCAGCTTGTAGTTGATTCATCCCAAATGTAAATTTTTCCGTCTGTTGGCATGGGTGTTGGTGCATTCCACAAACAAGTATCTTCATTCAAAATCCAACTTGGATACGGTTGTGGTGCATAAAAAGCATCTTTTGAACTATCGTATATAAAACCTACACCAGCATAATTTTTACGAAATGGAAGGTTTTGTGGATGCTGACCACCATGAGTGTTGTAAGACGTTTGCACCCATCCAGTACCAAATGCACCAGAATCAATTACATCTTGTTCGGCAACAATGACTTGTGTAACGATGCCGTTTTCTACTTTTGCAAAGTGGCTCATGTTTTACCTTAGAAAGTAATTGAACCCGAAGAAGTCCATGAATAAATACGATACCCACCAGTTACAGTAATTGTGGGTGAGCCAGTTGTAGATGATGCAGCGTTATATCCATCAGGATAACGAATAATAACAATACCAGAACCACCAGAACCGCCGCTACTATCTCCAGCAAGATAACCACCACCGCCACCACCACCGCCTGTATTTGCAGTTCCAGACGTTCCAGTTGTTATGGCGCTTCCAGCGCCGCCGCCTCCAACCCCACCAGCACCGCCGCCAAGTGCCGCCCCGCCGCCGTATGCACCGCCGCCTCCGCCGCCGCCATAATATGCGCTAGAACCAGAAATGCTTGATGCAGTACCTGCGCCTCCATTACCACCGTACGGAGTAGAGTCAGCTCCATTTTGTCCAACTGCACTTGCGCCACCACCACCGCCTCCACCAGCAACAGTGCCAGTAAGTCCATTCCCGCCGTTATTTCCTTGGGATGGGCTTGTAGATGGTGTATTTCCAGCGCCTCCATATCCTGATGTGCCACCTCCTCGTCCATGACCGCCTCCACCTGAACCGCCAGTTCCTCCTGATGACCCTTCTATTTGATACCCATTGCCAAAACCGCCGCCAGTAGATGTTATGGTTGAAAAAACCGAATCGCTACCTTTACTTCCATCATTAGCCGTGCTTCCATTAGCACCGCCTGCTCCAACTGTTACTGTAATTGGAGTACCAGAAGAAACAGAAAATGCACTTGCCGTGCGAAAACCACCAGCACCACCTCCACCCCAAGCACCACCACCACCGCCAGCAACAACTAAATATTCAACGGTTGTAGTAGTTCCAAGAGAAAAACTTCTCAAGTTTTGAAATACCGATTGAAGTGCGCCACTCATGTTAGGCCGCTCCCCGAAATAATCCAAGTTGTGTTTGCAGTTTTTAACGCCGTTGCAGAACCGTATTGGCTTAGTGTGCGTGAACCTGTTGTGCCAGCACTAGACAAATACATAGTGTCAGTAGTGATAGCAATGGTCACTGCGTTAGCAGATAAATTTACAAAACTGATTGCTGTTCCCGTAATATAAGAAACAGAACTGTTGGCTGGTATTGTGTAAGTGGCAGTAGCGGCTCCCGCCGCATGATAGATGTGCTTACCAGCATCAGACGCAATAAGGGTGTAGTTTCCTGTTTGCGGATTTTGCGGAATGTTGATAAAACCAATTCCGTTAGTTCCATCTACCGTGCAATTTGAAAGTGTAGTAATGGTGTTACCAAGCTGGACTGCTGTGTTTCCTATCGTGATTGTTGTAGCAAAGTTGCCATCCAACTGAGACAAAGGAATTGCTGCTGTAGCTGTACCAAAGGTATAAGGAACTGTCATTTTAAAACCTCACTCTTAATTCATGTTCAAATTCAAACGTGTTATAAACAAAAGCTGAATTGTTACTGGTTATTGTCAAACCAAGATACTTGCCGTATTGCTGTGCGTCACTCTTGTATAACGCATACCCATTAGAAGTTATCCAGCCTATCGTAGCGCTGCTGTTGTTTTTCCAAGTAATTGTTATACCGTTATTGTTATACCAAGTGACCGAATTGTCTAGTACATAGGCGGGGCTAGAACCCGCTTCACTATCTACCGTGACATTTAGGGTAGCGGCATTAGTCAAAGTGGCTTCAATACCAAATTTGAGGGCTTGTTTTGTCCGTATAGGGTCACCCATAGGCATCAAAGCAGTTCGGATTGTGCTGGCTATAGCTGCCGTAGCGTTTCCGTACAACCTACTTAAATCTGTCCCGGTAGTTCCGTACAGGTTTATTAGGCCCGACAAAGGGACGGACGTAATGTAGGACAGGCTCCCTTGGCTAGTGACAAACCACTTTTTCTCAAAAAATACGCATTGAATTTGCCGGGGCGAAGACAACGGGTCATTGTAGGTAAAGGAGAAAGCAGCGCACAAGATGTTGTTGAGCAACGCCTGACCACCAGATACCGGCTTGGTAAAGTCAATGTACGGAAAAATGCCGTCCAACTGGTCAGAAATCTTGCTAGTAGTAGAACCAACAAGAGCGTACACACCGTAGTCATTCATAAACAGAACGGAACGGAAGTACGGGAATATGGAGTAAATACGTTTTGTACCTACGCTAGCGCTGACGTTTGTGTTGGTGAACAGAGTTGCACCCGTGCTGGTAACCCGCAAGTCTGAAAATACGTTGATGCTGTCATCGCCAAAAACATACAAAAAGTTATTGGCTGATAAGATTCCTTGTATGTTGCCATGCAAAGTAGAGTCTGTCAGAGTAAAAGACCCGGCAGACACAGATGTAAAGTCACTGTAACTTCCCGCAGCAGAGTAGTACACAGTACGTCCAGCCGCTACCCATGCCCTGCCAGAGAAGGTGGCAACGTCAACAATTTGGTCTGTATTGATAATGCCGGTAGCAGTAGCGCCAGAACCAGCAGGTGAACTGCTATCGGCAAATATCACTTTTACATTGGAAGTAGAAGTGTATCCAGCCCCCGGATTGGACATAATGACTTCAGTAATTTGACCGCCATTAACAATAACGTTGCCAGTTGCCCGTGTTGTATAACCGCTTCCATCGCCAATAGTTACTGTGACATTAGAAGAGTTTGTGTAACCCGTGCCAAAGGTGTTCATTACCACAGACACTGTGCCTGTTTTAAACGTAATTAACGAGGCTATGGCAGTAGCATTGCTGCTTGGACTTCCACCAGCAATAGTGACTGTAGGCGGGGATGTGTATCCTTGACCAGCGTTTGTTAGGGTAATGCTACTAACAATATTGCTTCCACCAACATTGCTAATGGTAGCTTCTGCTGTTGCTTGTACATTGCCAGTTAATTCTTGCGGGGCAGAAAGGGTAATAGAAGGAGTAGTGGCGTATCCGTTACCCGCATTCCTGATTCCTATAAGGCCTACAGAACCAATGCTAGACAGATTTGCCCCATCCCAAGTAAACAAACCTTGGCTTGGGTCTCCAATGATGACGCGCTGGTTCTTGTATTGAGCAGCAGACACACCAGAAGCAGAAAACGTCCCTGCTGTAGTTACATTGCCAATGTTGCCAGTTCCGCTGCTGTCTAGCTTGACATATTGCGCTGCGCCATTAGCCTCAAAAGCCAATACATAATCATTGACATCAATGTTTGCAGATGTAAGGTAGCTGACAGTATTAGAAAACGCAATAGCGTTGCCGGTTGAATCTTTAATGCTAGATTGCGCCGGAACAATTTTAATGTTGGCGTGACCAATCGGCATGGCATTCTCAATCCACGCAAATTCGTCTTCTTTGATTGCCGTCCTGTTAGCCTTTGTGTTTAGGCTAGTGAAGTTTTTAACGACAGCATAAGATTTTTTTTGTTCTGCCGCTGCCATGATTAGTACGCTGAAGAGTAAGGGTCTGGAATACGCCGTGTAAACACAGAATTCAACACAGCATTGACATGCTTGCCATATTCTTGTTTGTAGATTTCAGCTTCACCGTAGCTTTGTTCTTTGTACTTGGCTTTGTAAGCCGCATAGAAAGCTACAGGAGTTGTGTAAGGAGCAACTATAGAGTCAGTGATGTTCGGGTCTGTTGTTGTCAAAGCCGTAGGCATAACAACCGTGTCCAACTCTATGTAATAGCTTTGGTCTGGCAC